GCCTTCACCTTTGGGATGAAAGCGTTAGACGGTTCGCTAAAATGGAACGGATGGGCCGACGCGATTGCGTTGGTTGTATTTATCGCCTTTGTGGCGTGGCTAACGGCTCGCCGGGACAGCGCCGCCGTTAAAGACGAGAGCCCCCATAAGAGCCCGCGCGAGTAGTTCGCGCTGGTTCTGTGTTAGCTGCTGAACCTTGTTTAGCGGGGCGCGTGTGGCTGATTCCTTGCCGCCCGCAGCAATAACGTCCAACAGCTTTTTTACGTTAGCTTCGGTGATCTTTTCCGATGTCTTTTTGGCGGCTATGCCAGCCAATGGAGCGACGGATAGCATAGGGTTTGCGACCGTCCCGCCGATGCCAAGGGCCGCCATGAGGCCACTTCCCTGCGGGGATAGCTTGCCAATCAGGCGGGCCGTATTGTGTGCCGCACCGCTGCCCATTACAGCCTTGTCAAGCGCCGCCAATTCGTCAGGCGTGAAACCACGCGAGCGTTCCGGGTTGTCAAGAATTGAACGGAGTTTTTGCCGTGTGGAGTTTTCAGTGTTACCGCCTGACCATGTAGAACCGGCCTGAGTACGCGCCTTGTTCACTTGTCGCGCAACTTCGTCCATCTTGAACTCGGTTGACGCCAACCGCCGACCCTCGCGCAAGGCCGGGATGCCTCGCGCCGCATCGCCCATCAACAATTCACCCGGTCGCGGGTTAGTAGCAGCGTCCTCCAACGTGTTAATGATTTTAGTCATCATGGCGTTAGACGCCTTGGCCCCGGATACTGAGCCGGGAACATATGCGTTCTGCGCTACTCGCCGCACGACTTCGACACCCGGAAGTGTCGTGTTGGTCTTAGCGGCTTCCTCTATACGCCGCAGAACGGGGGCAATGCTCGGCTGCAAAGCAGGGTCATAACCCATTTTAGCAAGTTGTGGCTCGATCTCAGCCTGAACCCGCTTGAATAGGTTTGGCGTATAGACCACGCCAGCATCTTCCGCAGTCTGGTAGGCTGATGTTTTGGCCGCGCCGATGCTGTCTCGGGTCGGAATGTTCACCCTCGGATTGGCGATGCCCGCCGCCCGGCTCACACCGCCCACAATGGCGTTAGCCGCGCCCTGCCCGACAACGCCAAGGCCAGCGCCCAATAGAGCTTCCTCGGTCAAATCCTTGTCTGTGCCAGCCGCGCCCATGACGCCAAGGCCAGCGCCCGTAGCCGCCGCCTGAGTGTATGGGTTAGCCGCCACGCGCCCGATGCCCGGAACCGCGCTAACAGCCCCCGCAACGCCCTGCACAACCTTGTTGGCCGCCGTCGCCGGGGCCAAGACGCCAACAGCCTGCGCAGCCGTCCCTGCCCATCCTGACCGCGCTTCCGCATCGGCAACAGCCTTGCGTTCCGCGTCAAACATCGGGCGGTAATCTTGCGGCGTGGCTGCGGGCTGTTCCGCGTTGCGCCCACGGGCAAACCTGCGCCCGATGGCTAGGGCCGCATTGGCGCGGTCTGCCGCATCTTCCGGCTTGGCCTCCTGCCCCAACGTCGCGCCCTTGAGAACCATGCGCCCAATGTCGCCGGGGGCGTTCATCGCCTTTTCCATTTCGGACGCGAAGAAACCTTGTTGCGGGGCGGTAGGCTGTGAAGGTTGCTGCTTCATCTGTTGCTGAAGCATGGCGAACGCATCTTCCTGCGTTGCGCCTTCGGGGCCTCGCACGCGGTACTTTTGGCCCTCGGGGGACGTGAAGATAAATTCCGGCATTAGGGAATAACCTCCACTGACCAACCTTGCATCGGGGCCGCAGGCGCGGACGGCTTGGCGGGAGTTGCGGGCTTATCTTCCGGCAACTTGTAGCGCGGATCGTCCATGCCCTTGACGCGCTTTAACTTTTCCATGCCAGAGCGCACGGCGTCCTTAAATTCCTTGATTGCCGCCGCGTATTCTTCGGGACCAACGCCCGGCTTGCCAAGGCGAGACATAGCCGCCTGCGCCTTGTCGCCTTCGATCTGCGTGATTTGGCCACCGCCGCGCAATGCGTCATAAGCTTGCAAGAACGTGCCGCCCAAAAGCTCATCAATGCGCGCCTGCACCTTGTAAGCGTCTGTGCCGCGTACTTGCGTCGTAATACCGCCGAGCGGCCCCGTCGCGCCAAGCAAGTTAAACGGGCCACTTTTGAGGCCGGGGTGGTTCTCAAGTTCCGACGCGTTCTTGTAGGCGCGTTCCAGATTGGAAAACGACTTAGGAGCGCTGGCGATGACGTTGGCGTTTTCCTCTTGGATTTTCTTGCGGAACACGCCCTTGTCGCCCTGCGGGATCGGGATTTTTGTCCCGTCCGCAAGTTCAACTTCATTGCTAGGCTGCGGCAGCCCGCCCTGCCCTGATAGCGGCTTGGTTTCGGACGTGCGCTTGTTAAAGCTGCCGATTACGTTTCCGTCGCTATCCTTGATGGGCTCCCAATCGGCAGAATCGCGTGATTTGGCAATTGGCTGACCGACAACCTGACCGCGCTTGTTCACAGGAACCAGCTTGTCCCCGGCGTCAACATAGGTCACGCCTTCGTCGCGCTGCCCCATCTCATACAACGCCATCGCCTGCCGCTGTAGCTGCGGCGACACGCCGGGGCTCATGGCTGCTGCAAGCAAGGCGGCCCCAGGATTGCCCGTAGGCTGTGGGGACGGGATGGGGGGCGATGTGGGCCGCTGTAGAGCGCCGGTCAATGCAGCGCCCGCTGGCGAGGCTGCGTAGGCCATTGGCGGGGCGTTTGACGGGACGGGGCCGGGCGGGAGGCCGTCGAGGCTGGCTACCCTTTGCGGGGTTGCGCCCGTGAAATCGCTTCCACCGGCCAGCGGAGCGGGAGCGCCGCCGCCAGCTTGGGCGACTTGCGCGGGCTGGCCCTGCCCAACAGCGGCCCGATACGCGGCAATTGCCTTCTGCGGGTTATCAATAAGACCGCGCCAAGTCGGGCCAAGCGCTTGGGCAATCTCAGGCGTGAAGCCGTTGGCGCTTAGATCGCCCATCAGATCGCGGCCCGTGCGCGCCTTGTAGTCCTCAGACGCAAGCGCAAGCGCCCGCCGGTCTTGATTCTCAGGCGTGAACGCCCCGCCGCCCATGCGGTCCCAAGTCGTTTTGGTGAACTGATACCGACCCGCCGCCGACGATGGGCCAGCCGGGCCGGGCTCATACACGCCGGGGTGAGCGTCAAAGCCCGCAAACGTCGCGCCGCCCCTTGGGGTGTAGCGAATGTTATATGCGCCCGCGCTTTCGGGAGCCGCTATGGCGTTCAAAAGGCCGCGCTGCTGCGGCGTCAAATCAGCGGAAACTGGGTCAGGCATGACCATTCGGGGAATGTTCCCGCCGCTTGCCATTGTTGGAAGGTTTGGCTTGGGAGCCCCGCCCGCATCTGCCTGCGGCCCTGCCGTGTACGGGGAAGCCGAGGGGGGCATACCCTGCGAACGCAAATGCGCGGCAATGGCTTCCTGCAAAGGCCGGTCGGCTTCGCGCTGTGCGGAGTCAATCCGGCGCTGCTGAATATTTCCGCTTAACGCTTGCGCCAATCGAGCTGCGCCCTGCGTCCATGACTGAATGGGCGTGGTTTCCATGCCCTGCGCCATCATGGCTTCTGCAAGCCTGCGGCGACGTTCGCGGCTCTCGTATGTGTCAGGGGCGTTATCGCCCTCAAAGAACCCAAGCGCCATTAGTAGATGCTCCCGTACATGCCGAGGCCGCCGTAGCTAGTGCTGCTGAAACCATCAAAGGGATTGGCCCCCCCACCGAAGGAGAGGCCATTAGAAAAAGGGATGGCAGCGGACCCCAGGCCGAACAATCCAGTCATGAAGGCGTTGTTCTGCTGGTTCTGCATATTCGCAATGCCCAGTTGATTCTGGAACCCGGCCTGCGTTATGCCAGCCACGTCCGTGTTCGCCATGTTGACGCCGGGAACATTCGTGAACGTGGGCATATTCGGCGCAGTCCCTGTGCGGATCGAGTTAAACTCCATCAAGGGCTGGTTGCGCTGTGTGAGGGCTTCATTAACGCCCTGCTGACGGGCCGACAGCCACATCTGGTTCCGCGCGTCCGTCGCCATGCGGCCCTGCCGCTCAAGAGCGCGGTCCCACGCCTCCGTTCCCTCACGAATGCCCTGATTGGTCAGCCGATTGCGGAGCGCGTCATCCTGACGCTGTAATTCAGGATCAAGCCGGGCAGCCTGCAAAGCCGCAATGCGGTTTTCCGCTTCCGTGTTCAGGTCGAGCGGCTTCGCGTATTGCTGTTGCAAGCCCGCAAGCTGGCCCTGCCCGATGTTGGCGAGGCCCTGAGACATACCGATATTGGCGTCAAACAGCCCCTGCACCGGCGCGCTGAATGCGGTCGTCTGCTCGTATTTCGGCGTCCCGTCCGGGTTGGTTCCCGTGATCTTGTAAGTCGAGGAACCGAACGGCGTATATTGGTCAATGCGATTAAGATTTGCGTTGGCAATCGCCGTCTCTTTGTTGCTCGCCGTCTGCGCCTCCGCCGTCTTGGCGGGGTCCGGGGGAGCGGGAATGTCGGGGCTATCCATAAGCTATTCTCCTAGCCATTTCGCGGCGTCCGCTCGGCTCATGCGATACAAGACCGCATCATCGCCACGGGAAGGGCCGAAGTAGTTTTTCAAGGTTGCTTCAAAGACAAAGCCGATACGCGGGAATAGGCGGCACATTGTTTTATTCGACCGCTTTGTTCTGCCGGTCAGCCGGATCACGCCCAACTGCTCAAACGGGTAAGCCAGCGCGGCCTTGATGAACCGCCTTTGCAGGCAGCCGGGGCCGTAAATCGTGATTTCGATGTTCGCACCGTTGTAGCCGTTATAGATGATCGCTCCGACAAGCTCGCCGCTTATATCGTCAATGATGCCCATCGACGTGAACGGGGGATGGATCGCCACGCCAAGCCGTTCTGCGGCAAATCTGCCAACAGCTTCATCATGCCCAAGGATGAGACGCATTCAGAGGAACCCGCCCCGCTCGTAGATCACGTTAAACCCGTTCACCTTGAGCGAAATCGGGGAAGCGTTCGCCGTCTCGGCCACAACCTTTATCCGAATAGCCGCACACAGGCCAACAGCCCGCACCGCCTGCCATTTGTTGGTCACCTCGTCCGCGCCACCCCAATCAAATTCGTCCCAGTCAACCTCGTCCCAGTTGGAGCCGGAAATCGTGCCCTGCGCGGGCAGATAGCTGACCGCGCCATCCTTGAAGTCGGACACCATGATAAGGCCGGGGGCCACGCGCCCGTCAGACGTGAGAAGCGTCTGAACCATCTTCCACTGTTTCAGCGTCCCCTTAGATTGGTAGTATTGATAGGACGTGAGCATATCGGCGGTAATGGGTTCTCCCCCATCCTGCGATGCCGAGTCAGCTTCATACACTTTGCCGTCCTGCCCGCCGAAGAACAGGCGATCCTGGAACACTTCAAAGCACGCCGCCGCCTGATTGGTGAAGCGGCACCATGCGCCATGAAGCGTATTCATCACGTACTGATGCGATGCCCCGCCAGCGACGAGAGGGACGTTGACAATGCACATATTTGACTTCGGATGGACGATGATTTGCCAGCCGAAGTTTGACCCGTATCCCTGAGCCGAGCGCGTGAACGTGTTGTTGATGTCGTCCGTCAACGCGACATTCGCCACAGCCGCCCGGTCCACAACCATTGCCTTGGACAACGGGAGAAGGCCGGAAGTCGTGAGAATGCCTAGATCGCCCGCAATCTTGGTCAGGCAACGGCGGCCAATCGGGGGCGATATGCTGTACACGCCGACAAGCGCCCAAGCATTGGAGTCCGAAGGGTCCGAGCCCTGATAGACGATGACTTGGCCCTCTGACGTGACAAACACAGCGTGATCGTCAGGCCCCGAGCCGCCGTCAATGGTAATGGTCCCCATCGCCATGACATAGCCGCCGAGCGACATAAGCCCGCCTAGTTCAAAGGACGTGGCCGCGCCCGCGATGCTATCAACCGCCAAATACCAGAACTTGGTTGAGTTCTTCGGGATGAAGAACAAGCGGTTCTTGAACACGTTCAGATGAATAAAGGTCGATTCATCGACGCCCGTGATTGCGGGGTTCGTCCAGCTAGTGCCATCAAAAGCAACCGGCAAATCCGCCCCGTTGACGGCGTAGAGATACGAGCCGCCCGAAGTCGTGAAGTTCACATGCTGCAATTCCGCGCTGGTCAGCGTCGTGACGCTGGTGGCCGATGCAGACGAGCCCGTGACGTTGTAGATCGTATCATTCGATACGCCGAACAGCTTGTCATTCGCGCTGTTGGGCGCTTGATAAGCCATCAGCGTCTTGACGGGCGTTGTTTCTGACGTGTCGCTATGCTGCGCCCAGCCTTTGCGCAATTCGACATAGGCAGGCTGCGGGAACCAGTTATCTAGCTGCAACGCCTGCTCTGGGCTCATGGCCGCAAGCGGGCTCTTGTCATTCCAGCCCTTCACCGGAGCGGGCATGGAAGCGCCGGAGGCGATATTGCCCCGCGTGTTATTTGAGCGGAGGGGGGCGACAAGCATCAGGTCTCAACCCGATAAATAGCGAGCCTGCCCATGCGGGCAATGTCATTCGGGCCGGTTTCCGAAAGCTTGATGACGCCCTGCCCGCCATCCTTGGACGCGGCGCGCACACGCTCGAATTGATAGCTGCGGAACGCCTCGCCGTAGTCCAGGCCCTTGGCCTGCTTCCACCGCCACACAACGCCAAGCGTCAGGATACGCTCGGGGACTTTCGCCGTATCCGTATCCGCGCCCCAACGGGCCTTTGTGGTCGTGCCGTTGTTATCAAGTATCCATTCGTCAGAGCGGTACTCGTAGCGAACGACTTCCCCGCTATCGAGCGCAGGCCATATTTCAATGTCATCGCCGTTCAGACGCCACACTGGTTCAGGCGGGTCCGTCAGCATCGCCTTCATGGCGATTAGCTCGTCATCAAGCACCGGGCCGATAAGCTGTTCGCCGGGGCTTTCCTCGCTCCAGAACGCAAGCCCGCCCACAAGGCGGTCGAAGTCGTCGGGCAAATCCCACAGCGTGGTCGTGCCGTCGCCGGTAATGGTTCCGGCAACTTTCAGCTTGCGCCAATCGTGGAAGCGGGAAAGCTCGTCGCCTTCAACCTGTGCGAACGCGACGAACTGCGCCACGGTCGGATCAGACGAGCCGTAGGCCGATGTGGGGCTTTCAAGGCCGCACAGCGTCATTGCGTCCTGTATGGAGGTCAAGAGCGTCATGCTTTCCCGCCTTTAATTAGCTGGCTTCTGCGGCTTCCTTGCGGGGCCTGCCGGGGCCGCGCCGGGGCGCTTCGTCCGCGTCAAGCCGTTCCGCCATCATGGTTGCAAGGTTGTCCAACTTCGCCCGAAGATCAGCCAATTCCTGATCCTTCTCTGCAAGCGACTGTTCAAACTTGCGGCTATCCGCAGAGGCCAAGAACCGCTGCGCCATATCGCGCTTGGCCCTCATGCCGGGGAGCGGAATGCGCTGGATCATGCCGTCCTGCAAAGCCGCCACGTCCTCGACCGTCCGCACAGCAAACGTGCGAAGCGTCTCCGCTTCCTCAGATGTACACCCCGCCCATGCCGCAAGGGGCGTACCCGTTTCGGGGATTTCGTTATTCGTTTTCCAGGCGTTGTAATGCGGCTCAAGCGCGGGCCACAGAACACGATCCTTTTTCAAGATTGACACATATTCCGCCGTCTTGGCGATATGGGCCATGCCGGGCGCGCAGTATTCGATGCGATCCCGCGACTTGGCCTGCCCGGTCTTTTCGTCCACGCTCGTTGCGGTGAAGGCGCGCAAAAAGCGCACGCCAACTTTGCCGCTCGATTCAACATCAACCATTACCAATGCCTCATCAGGTCGCTTAGATGATGCGGGCGGGGGAGCCCGTGGAAGGCGACGACCCTTGCGCCTTCCGGCACCCCTGAACCGCAATCAGCCTTCAGGCTGACCAATTGGCCGGGGTACTTGTCTTGCAAGCATTCCGCGCCGGGCATGACCGCTTCAATAAAGCCGCCGTCCCCGCGCGGGTGAAACTGTGGCCTCCCGGCGTTGTGCCAGTGTGCGTAAATCTGATTTGCCTTGCGCGCGTCCCAAGCCATCACTGACGAGGTTTTCAGCGTCGGGTGATACCAGTCCCGCACCATCGCAAAGTCGCCGCTGTAGGACGCTATATCGTCCAGAGAACCCGTGATGATGGTATCCAGATCGAAGTACAGGCAACGCCCTTCAAAGCGCCCGCCCTGAAACATGAAAACCTTATTCCACCAGCCATCAATGCCCGGCGTCACGTCATCGTCGCGCAGGACATGGACAACATGCGGCAGCGTCAGGTTGCGGCCTATCGCAGCCGTCAGCCGGTCAACGTATTCCTCGCCGCGTCCAAGATAATTCCCGACATTGACGAGAATGACGTTCAGCATTGTCAACCGCCGGTTCTCACGTATGCGGTTTCGCGCCATACGCCGTCAAATGAAAGCCTCATTTGCTGTTCGCGCTTTTCACAACGCACCCATTTATTAACGCACCAATAGCCGCGCGAAATTTGTTCAAGTTTCTTGCGGCGGCGCTTTTGCAATCTCTCTTCGCGTGTCAGCATAGGCCCTCACGGTCGCAATATTGCAGGAGGCCATCGCCATGAAGCTTGATGGTGGGCTGTTCGTCCTGCGGCATACGGGAGAACATTTCCTTGGTCTTTGCCCAATCCTGCACTTGCTGAATGAAGTTCTGCCGCGTCGGATAACCGTAAATCTGCGTATGGCCTACGCCGTCCGTATGGTCGGGGTAAGCGTGGGTTTTCCCGTCCCGGAACGAGCTATCGAGCCCGTGGGCATGGAAGTCGCGAAAGCCAAGGAAATAACCGATATTCAGCCAGCGAAGCCCCATTGTGGTGCCGCCGCATATCATCATTCTTTCGGGGCCAAGTATGTCCTCAAGGCCGGGCAATCCGCTGGGGTGCCAGAGGCCGATGTTGCATCCGGCAAGCTTGTCGAACAGTCGCGGGTGACAGGTTGAGGCGAGGAAGTAGAAAACCCCATCGACTCGCTCGACCACATCGGCCATGTGCGCACGGGGGTCCATAACGCCCACTGCCCACGGCTTGACGCCTCGGGATAGCAGGAACGAAAGAGAGCCATTAACCGCACAGACAACCCCGCTCAAATCCTTGTATGTGTCCTCAAGGCTTGGCCCGCCCGCCGCAATGCTCATCACATGCTTGTGGGGCTTCTTCGGATCAATCTCGGGCAACCCGCGCGACAGGGCCGAACGGATATTCTCGGCGTACTGTTCATCGCTCACGCACGTATTGACGGGAGCGGCGGAAAGAACGCGGGAGAAAACCCCCGCGCTCGATGTTGTATCAAGGCTCACTTACGAGCCGGACTGACGGTCGTTGACCCACGGGCGGTCAATTTCAAACTCGGCGTAAGCCGTGCCGACAGCCTTCGCGCCCGCGCCCTTGGCATTGACAACGAGGTCGCCCGCAACAGAGGTATCGTCAACCGAACCAGCCGTGCCGGTGATCCACACCTTCGCGTTGTCGGCGTACAGGGTGAGGGCGTTGCCGTACACCTTGCCCGAAATCGCGAACCAGCCGTAATAGCTGGCGGTCGTCGCAGCCATCGCAATGGCGACCGGGCCAATCGCGTTGGCGGCCAGACGCGTAAACGTGTGGTCGTCGCGGTTGTAGGTTCCCCAGTCGTAGATCGCGGTGGACGCCGCGCCCGCGAGATAGATGAACTCGCCCGAACCGAGCGTGTCATCCGTCGCGCGGACGATGGTGCCAAGCGGGTGGCGCTTGGTCGTGTCGCGGTCAGCAATCGGCTGAGCCCCCGCGATGGGCGTATTGATGACATAAGCCATGTTTCAAGTCCTTTGTAGAGGGGTCGGGCGAGGGCGGCTTTATTGCCGCCCTGCCGTTGTCGCGTTATTAGGTGGCGTCGAACATCACGCCCTGAAGCGAGCGCTGCGACGTGACAAGCTGGCCCATCCAGTAGATCGGGATGACAACCGCATCCTGGTTCACCGGAACCTTCTCATCGTCCTGCGACCAACGGGCGTCGGGATGCTCGATGAGGTAGAGGTAATCAGTGTTCAGGAAGTACGCCTTCTCGCCCGTGGTCGTGAAGTTGCTGTTCGAGTCGAACACGACCGGAGCAGACTTGTACTTCAACGCCTCAAAGCCGAGGGCGCCCATCTTGGCGTCGGCATAACGCTGGTTGTCCTGCAAGGTGGCCTCATAGGCCGCATACAGGTCATGCGTCATAACAACGAGGTCGGGCTTGTCGGTGCCACGGTTCAGGGAGAGCCACAGCGAGTTCATATCCGCCTGAATAGACGCATACGTACCCGTGCCGGTCATTTCCTTGAACTGGTTCTTCCACCACGTATAGGTGCCGGAGACGATGCCGCCGACCGTTCCCGTGCCGTCCGTCTGGATCAGATGGCCAAGGCCACCAATCTGGTTGGTCAGCGCGCCGGTCGAGTACAGATCAACCGAAAAGTTGTTCGCAGCAGTACGCACGGCGTTCTGGATGCGAGCCTTCACAAGGTTAATCATGCGCTCGGGGCCGTTGTTCATGCGCAGTTCACGGCCCGAAGCCGTCACATGAATGGCGACCTGAGCCCAATCGTACTTTGCAGCCGAAAGGACGTCCGAAGCGGCAATGGAGAGTTCATCGTACCCGCTATAACGCTGGTACGTGCTGTTCTCCGTGTAGTCGAGCGGCAGAACGATTTCATAACCGCCGCTTTCCGTGCGAATCTTGCCCTTCTGCTTCATCAGCGTGAGAAGGGCGTTCTGGTCCGACACGTTATCAACGAGCATGCGCGAGTGATTGCGCAGGGTCGTCGTCACCATTTCCGTAAAGGTTGCATTGGGGCTAGGCATTGCTCAGTTCCTTATTTGCGCTGAGCCGCCCAATACGCTTCTGCTAAGTTTTCATCCCACGACTTGGCGTTGGATGATCCTGCGGGACTTGACCTGACATTGAGGTTTGCAAGCTTCTTGGCTTCGGAAGCTTTCTTCTTGGCTTCCTCGGCCTGCTTGGCCTGCTCGGCTGCAAGACGATCTTGGAACAGCTTTTCAAAGTGTTCAGGACTGCCCGCAAGAAACCGCTTGTAAGCGGTGTCTAGTATTTCCTGCGGGGTTGCGTCTGGCCTGATCTTCTTTTCTGCCTCAACCAAGGGGACTAGTCTTGCCTCGTCCTCATATGTCAGGGACTTGTCGCTCAGAAACGATTGAACGGCGTTGAGATATTGTTCCTGCTTCGCCGCTTGCCTCTCGGCTACGGTTTCGCGAACAGTTGAAGATGTTTCCGCGAGTTCGCGCTTGAGGGATTGGATTTCAGCCTGCAATGACGCCACAACGGGCGAAGTTGCGGACTGCGACCCATCCGGGTTCGCGAACATTGAAAGGTCCACGCCGTACTGCTGCGCCAGCCATCCGATGGCAGCTACGGGGTTTTCGTCCAGTTTGCGCTGTGCGTTGAGCAAGGCGGCTACGCCCTGTTCCGGCGCTACTTGGCGTCTGGCGAATAATTCCCGGTTCTGTTCGATGACGGACAGCAAGGGCTCTGCGGCCTTTGCGGTCTGTCCCAAGCGCGAGATTTGCGCATGGGCTTCGCTCTCCCGTTTGGCGACAATCTCTTGCGCCTCGGGTGGGAGCTTGGCCCACAGTTCGCTCGTCTCACGGGACCAGGAAGCGGGCGGCGCGATGGCAGGCCTTGCCTGTTCGACCGCTGGCGTTTCTTGGGTCTGGCCCGTATTCGTTTCTCCCGTGGCCTCGGCTTGTGCGGGCGCTTCGGGGTTGCGGGGTGCAAACTTTCCATCCTCACTACGGGGCGGATTGTTCTTCTCCCAAACTTTCATCAGGTCTGCCGTGACAGCCGCATCCTGCGCTTCACGGGGATTGCTCGGGGCTTCTGCGGGGGCCGGTGTGGCAGGCGCAGGCACAGGGCTTTCGCTCACGGAAGCGACTGCTTCCGCGTTGGCGGTTTCCAGTTCTGACAATGGGGGCTCCTTAGCAGTCCCGGCCTTTAAGGGGGAGGCCGGTCATCTTTGCGTACTTCTCAGTGAGAACGTATTGACGGCGCGGAATGTCCCGCCCGTCGTAGCAGTCATGCTTCTTCATATCGTCGCGGCGCTGCGCCCTACCGCCGATGACTTCGCCCGTGACAGGAGACAGAAACGGCTCCATATCGGGAATGTTGCGCGGGGCTACAGGCCTCCAATCTTTAGGCAAAGCCATCCGCTCCCCCGTGCGCTTGTCCACAAGGAGGCCGTTTCGCATAACGTATGTGGGCATTGTTAGACCGTTGTAGGATCAAACGTGCCAAGCTCACCCCAACGGGTGGCGCCCTTGGCGATGGCGTAGGCGCGCATGGCGTCGTTCACATTGGCGTAATTGGCAGACAACTTTCCGTTGATCCAAGCACGCAGACGGTCATTGAAGTGACCCTCGGCAATCAGGTCCGCATCAAACAATGCGTGCCAATCATCCGCGTAATTGTAGGCCGTGCCAGTAACGGCTCTGACCGACTGCTGGCGCTTTTGCTGGTTGCTCATCAATTCACCATAAGGAGGACGGCGATTGCTTCATCCTCGTCAATCATGCGGGCGATGATTGCCTGCCGTTCGATTTCCGCAATCAGGCCCGCAAGCTGTTCGATTTCCGCTAGTCGCTCGTCAATCCGCTGCGTCAGTCTGACCGCCTCAGGGTCAGCCGAGACAGCAAGCTTTTCCGCAAGGCGTCTAACGGCTTCAGGATCACGCGCCGCAAGAGCCTCAGATACAACCGGCTTGACCTTTTTCCTTGGTTGCCCGGTCGCGTCTGCGTAGGCGTCCGCAATGTCGTCTTCCAGCCGTTTCCAGGCTTCGCGCTTTTCGCGTTCCGCCTTTTTGCGGGCCTTCTCAACCTGTTTTGGCTCAAGCCAGCCGCCGCCACGGGCAACTGTTGGTTGCGGAACGGCGGAATAGACAAGGCTGGCGTCCGTTCCCGTAAGAGAATAGCTGCCAGCTTCCGCCGTCACCTTGCGCGAAAGGATCAGCCCCGCGCTAAAGCCGGTGAGCGAATAAGACCCCGCCCCCGCCGCAAGAATTTTCGCCCCGGCGGGGGCATAGATCAGGCTCGCATCAGTTCCCGTAAGGGAATACGAGCCAGCCTCGGCAGATACGACGCGGCCATAAAAAAGGCTCGCCGCTGTCCCGGTAAAGGAATAAGAACCAGCGCCAGCCGATACAACTCGGCCATACTTGAGACTTGCCGCTGTTCCCGTGAGCGTGTATGCGCCAGCGCCCGCAGAAACCAGCCGCCCAAATTCCAGCGATGCCGCCGCGCCCGTAAGCGCATACGAACCAGCGCCAGCCGATACAGCGCGTCCATACTTGAGACTTGCATCTGTTCCGGTCAGCGCGTAGCTGCCGGAACCCGCAACAACCTTGCGGCCATAGAGAAGATTGGCCGTTGAACCAGTTAAGGCGTATGAGCCAGCCCCGGCAGAAACAACGCGGCCCCGCAACAGGTTCGCGCTTGAACCCGTAAGCGAATAGCTGCCCGCATCCGCTGTGAGCGTCTTGCCCGCAACAGCCTTGACAAGCGTGGCGTCGGAACCAGTAAGGGCGTAAGAGCCAGCCGCCGCACTGACGATAAACCCGCGCCTGAGTGTCGCCGCCGTCCCTGTTAGGGTGTAGGAACCCGCAAGCGCGACAACGAGCGTACCCGGCGTGAAGATAAGCCACGACATGCCGCCGTCTTCGCCGTTCGTGCCACCCGTACAGGTGATCGTAACGGTGCCGGAAGTCGTGCGCGTTGCAGTCGTGTGACGAAAAACGCCAACGTCATCATCAATATCTTCTGTCGCGTCCGCCCATGTCTTGGCGACTGTATCCGTCGCGCCCGCTGCGACGGCTAGAAACCCTCCGTTTGTCGCAATTGTAATCGACCCCGTGGTGAGTGGGGCCGTCGCGTCCATATCGGTTGAACTGTTACCGCCTGCCGTTGGAACCGGGTTAGCCCCGACGACACGGTAAACGCTGATATGGTTTTCGGTGCTTCCTGGGTTGGCGTTATAAGTAACAACGATATCCGCCGTTGTTCCTGTTGGAACAACGCGCCTGTAAGAACGGGTGAAAATGTTTCCGAAATTACCGGCAGACCCCGGCGTCATTGCGAGAGCGCCGCGACCGTCGCCATAATCAATCGTAACGTTCGACGGGCTAGAAATCGCAAGCTCAGACGTTACATGAACGACAATAATCCGATCTTCTGCCGCCGCCCCAATCGATACGCCGGAATACGTCGCGACGTTCGATGATGCGGCTACGCCAGCCGGATTGGCGGTTTGGGAAATTGCAACAGCCATCTAATCACCCCGGAATGGCTGTTAGCGCACTTCCCAAAACGGCCTTACGTCAAAGAAGTCTGGCCTTTCTTCAACCGTAAACTGCTTTGACAGCGGAGCATTGCCGCCGACGCAGAACTTGACGTGGCAGCGACCGCACCCGCAATAAATCTTGTATATGTCGGGGACGCCCTTCTTGTGGTCGTCCTCGCACGAATACCACGCCTCTATATCGTGGTTCATCATGTTCCGGCAGCATTCGGAAAGCTGCTCGTTGTTCGCAAACTGATCGAACCACTTCTGTTTGTATTGCAATTGCGGCAAGATTGCCCGAACCGGAACACGCGGGCAGGCCAGAATATGCAGCGAATCAAGCGGCTCCCACGCCAGCGTCTGTGGGGCGTTGCTGCCAGAGTTATGCCCTATGGTGGGGGCCTCGCCGCTCATTACGCGATGGTCGCCAGCGTTGCGCCGAAATCAATCGTGAACGTCTCGCCGTTCCCAACCGCAAACGTCGCGCCGTAATCATAGCTGCACATCAGCTTGTCGGTCGTGCTTGTGTCATCGTGAATGGACACATAGCGCGCCGTCGCCGTCCAATCAGCAGCCGTCGCCGTCCATGTAAAGTCAACAGCCGTCAGGGTGACCGTGCCGCCTGAGCGCGTCGAGTCGTTCTGAATGTCGCCGCCTCCAGCCGTGTAGCCGGTGCCGGTGATCTGGGTCAGGTCGGCAAGCTCGTCGTCCGTCGCCACAACCGGCGCGTCAGTGTGGATCGCCGCCTTGAACGTGTCCTCGGTGCCAAAGAAGTCAATTTCCTTGTTCACCAGGAACTGGATGAACGGCTCGTATTTTGTGAATGTCGCCATGATTTAGCCCTGCCAGTAAGAGTCGTTTGCGTAGTCGTCTGGAATCGGGTCCATCGCCTGCAAAGCGAATGACGCCGCCCAAATCGGTTGCCTGAATTTGGCCGCTGCCCGAAGGACCAGCGCCCATTCAAGGACGTTCAGCGAACACGGCTTCGTGTCCGTCACAATGTCGATGAACTCATTTGGCTGGCCGATGGCCAGTTGAGCGTTCATCCACGTTGTTACTTCGCCCCAACCGGAGAGGTCTTGGGCCGTTGTCCCGATGCGATGGACGCCGCGAAAGTCCATGAAGTCATAGTCAAAGCCTGCCGCAAGCCTGCGCTCGCGTTCCGCAATAACATCGTCAATTGTTGCTGCCATATCAGGTCACATTCATTGAAGCGTGGAAACGCGGCCCGCCCTGTCCCGCTTGACGGTGCGCATCTGGGAGCCGACCTGAACACCCGCAACGCGGCCATCCGGCCCGTAGACAACCGAACGCGGCGCATCGAGTTTGGCCTGCACGTCCGACAGCATCTGGCCAAGTTGCGCCATCAGCCCGCCCAACTGCTCCATGCCCGACTTTATGTCCTCAAGTTCGCTATCAATCGGCTTTGCAAGCATGTCGTCGGAAACTTCCGGCTCGCTGTCGTCAGGCTCCTCAAGCGATTTTGCCGGGAGACGGGCAGCGCGAATCTTGGCGATTTCCACCTGACGCTTGAGGCCCAAGCCTTCCTTTTGCGCTTCTTGCTTGAGGGCCATTTCGCCCTGCTGCTTTTCAATCTGAAGGGCCGTCTGCGTCTGCATCTTGGCCTGCTCAAGCTGCATTTGAACGGCCATTTTCTCGCGCTCCATTTCCAGCTTTGCGCCCTCAAGCTGCATCTGGCCTTGAAGCTTCGCTTGTTCAATCGCCTGCTGGCCCTGAAGCTTTGCGCCCTCAAGTTGCTGCTGGCTTTGCAGCTTTGCCTTCTCAAGTTCCGCCTGCATCTTCGCCTTTTCCATTTCAGGATCAGGCTTCGGCGGCTTCGGCTTGCGGGCGTCCTCGGCCAAGCGGTCAAGCGCGTCCTCGGCCTGCTTCCCAAGCTTGAAGTTGCGGGCAAAGGCGCTGTAAATCTCAACCAGCGGCTCGATGGGCATTCCAGCCTGCACCGCGCCCATTGCCGCCGTCATGTATTGAGCCGTACCCTGAACAAAGAACTGCATCTGCTCCTGATTGCGGGTCAGGTCGGCGCGGATGGTTGAATCCGATTCCACATCGATCTTGTACGAGCGCAGGAGGTCCGAGCGCATCAGCGGCTCGATGGCCTCAAGCGGCGCGGCCTTGAGAACTTCCTCCATTTCGGGCGGGATAGGCTGCTGCATCTGCTGCGCCTGCGCGACCATAGCCTGCGCCTGCTGTATCTGCTGCATCGGCAGGACAGGGACGCCGGTGATCTGCGCAAGTCGCTGAATGTCGAACTTGGTCGCGAATATCTCAGCTTTGAGGCGGAACAGGTCGCGCGCGAACCGCTGCACATCGGCCTGAAGCCGCTGGATACGCAGCGAGCCCCATTGCGCCTTGATCTGCTGCGCCGTCGCCGTCTCGGATGCGGCAGACTGCCCGCGCACAATGTCGCTGATGCCGGTGACTTCGTAGATCGTCTGCTTGATCTGCTCGCGCTGGACATACAACTGAGCGAGCGCCTTGACCTGTGGCTCAATCGGCCACCAAGCAAGCAGCTTGTTAATGTCGCCGCCGCCCGCTGCAATCATCTCAAGGTTCTGAAGCGGGACTAGCTCGCCATCATCAGCCTGCGCCAGACGGTCGAGGTCCGCGCCCGCCGTGGCATAACCGGCCTTGACCTTGATTTGCCTGACCAGCTTGCGGATGCGCAGCGTGATCGAGTTCAGTTCCTCGGCCAGCGTCTTGTAGGCCGTGTAAGGCGTCACCGGACACAACTTGCCGGGCGTCAGAATGGGCTGGATTGGCCGGGGAATGGGATAGAACCCCGTCAGCCCAAGCGGATCAGCCTGACGTGAAAGCGCCTCCTCGGCATAGCCGGTCGCAATGAAGATAACCTCGCCGCTTTCTTTGTCCCAGATTTCCCACACGCGGGCGCGCTTGAAAATATCGCTCTTTTGCGTATCGGGCGCTTCTTCGCCGCGCGTCGAGCAATCAAGCTGAACGCTTTCCGCCAATTCAGGATTGAGCTTGCGAAGCTGGTCGCGGGACAGGAAATGCTCGAACGCAATCCACGGCACCTCATCCCACACCCGCGCCGCGCCGTGCCGGAAATGCTTCCACGGCACATACTCGCACGTCGCCTCCTCATACGTGACCTGTCCGGCCTCATCCATCGTGGGAATGTAGCGAACCCGCGCCACGCCACGGCCTTGGATGGCCGAATCGAACAACACGTTACGCATCGTGTTGTCGAAGTCGTAGGAGTCGAGCGAATAGGAAATCGACCGTTCCAGAATGTCCGCAACCGTCTTGGCGTGCTTGTCCTTGTCGCCATAGCGGCGGCGCACATCGGGGACAGGCGTTGAATTGTAAATGGCCGGAAGCAGCGTTTCGACGTTGGAATAGACAATGTTGAACTCGGTTTCGCCCT